AAACGACATGTCGCAGGAGCAGATAAGAGATGTCGCCGATGCTTTTTTTACACGTAAAGATGCAGAAAAATATGCTTACGTAGCATCTTATCAGGAAATAAAATATAATGATTACAATCTAAATATCCCAAGATATGTAGATACGTTTGAACCAGAGCCTCTGCCAGACGTGGAAGCGGTTCTTAAAGAACTGCAAAAAATTGAAAATGAAGAGAGGAAAACTAGAAAAGAACTGTACGAAATGATGGGGGAACTGGTAGGTAGCAAGGGGGATATGAACGTTATGAAAGAACATAGAAAATTGCTGAAGTCGCAGAATACAAGAAATACTTTCAGGCAAATGACATTAGAGGATTATGAAAATGCAATGTAAAAAAGTCAATATTTTTGAGATATGCAAAGTAGAACGTGCGGTGGCTGGAAAAATATATACGGCAGGGAGTTGCTATGTAAAATTAAGTGCTGCGGATGAGTATGTAGGCCAATTAAAAAATGACAATACACTGGATACAAGATACGCAGTGTTTGAACCGAACGAAGGAATTTGCGCGGATTACTTGCACATTGCTATCTGCAATAAGTTTCCTGAGTTTTTGCGAAAATACCGGACAACAATTAATTTACAATTTGAAACATTAAAACATTTCGTACTTGACTGGCACGAAAAGGAGGAAGAACAGAGGTATGTTGTAAATGCAGTCAAGGCGGTGGATAATGAAATAGAACTTACCGAAATGCAGATAGAAAAAGAGAAAGAGATGAAGAAATGGTATCTTGCAAAGATGATGGCGCAACAAAACCAGACACATACATGATCATATCAGAAAAATTTATGCAGGGTGAAATAAGTGAGGACGAATTTGTGGAGCAGTATAACCGATTGATTGAGCAGGAAGCTGAAAAACACTGGGAACCGGTCGGACCACATGAGCATATTTAGGAGGGTAGAACGATGAGCAATCCTAAGCATGATTGGTATGGACATGCAGTAAAGCAGGTAAAAAAATACCCAGACAAACTGATTGCAGAAAATACAGCCCAGTCAGCCTTGTGGATGTACGCTATTAACAAGGCGAGGGCATGGACAACGGTGAGGACAGAATGAAAGCTGTACAGCTGGTGTATTTCGAGGATAGATACACGATAGCGGGGGCGGCGGATAAGCTCGGATATGCAGAAATGACTATACGCAGATGGCTTAGTGCTTTCGCCAATTTGGCTGGGAAATATGCGGGATATTAGAGAGGGGGAATTATTCCCCTCTCTTTTTTATGTTTGTCTAACATGGCTTAAAAAATGTCGTACAATACACTTGTACGGACGAGTGCTGGTAACTTTTTGTGAGAAATAACATCCTCATCTTTTTGTGGTAAAAGTGTAAACTCTCACCCGCGTAAAAGAGAGTACGTAAGACACCTATCCCACGGTGCCTTACGTTCCATACAGGTTGCGGGCCTACAAGTGTTTAGAGACCAGCCGCTTATTAGTCTTACCCCGGCGGCTGTTAAGGTGCAATTCCTTATACTTGTATTTAGTTGCGCTATGCAACTGGTGTAAACGATTTTTTTCATATTTTCTTTCCTTTCATATAACCCCGTAAACAATTTATTACGGGGTTATGGTTGTATTTAGGAGGTGACCCCAAATGGGATAAGTAAATATCAAGAGTGGCTGACCCAAGAAGGGTTGCTAAAAATAGAGGGATGGGCACGAGATGGATGCACAGACAAAGAGATTGCGGCAAACATCGGAATCAACCCAGATACCTTGTATACATGGAAGAAAAAATTTCCAATTTTAGCCGATACCTTAAAAAAGGGAAAAGATGTTGTGGACAGGCAGGTGGAAAAAAGCCTGCTACAACGGGCGTTAGGGTACAGCTACGAAGAAACAAGTGAAAAGTACGAAGGCGGAGTAATGACGGAGCGAAAAGTAACAAAGAAGCACGTCGTACCGGATACAACAGCACAGATATTTTGGCTAAAGAACAGGAAGCCAGAACAGTGGCGTGATAAGCCACAGTCAGAGAGTGCAAGCGATAAAGCACTGGCGAAAGCTATTGAAATCCTTGGGGGTGTCGATAGTGCCATTAAATAGCAAGCAGGCAGAATACCTGCAAGGCTGTAACCATCGTTGGAACGTAAAGACCGGGGCGACAGGTTCCGGGAAATCATTTGTTGACTATGCAATCGTAATTCCTCAACGCCTGACACACCTAAAAGGATTAGGGTTGGCCGTGATGTTGGGAAACACCAGAGGCACGCTACAACGTAACATACTTGACCCCATGCGAGAGATATGGGGTGAGGAGCTGGTAGGTGAGATACGGAGTGACAATACAGTACAGCTGTTTGGCAAAAAGGTATATGCGCTAGGCGCTGATAACAAAAAGCACGTTGCAAGGATACAGGGAGCAACGATTGAGTATGCTTATGGCGACGAGGTGACAACGTGGAATCAAGAAGTATTTGAGATGTTAAAATCTCGTCTCAGAACGTCACACAGTCATTTCGATGGGACCTGCAACCCGGCGGGACCGAAGCACTGGTTTAAAAGCTTTCTGGATTCCGATGCCGATATATTCCAACAGGCGTACAACATACACGATGGCTGTCTGCCTCCAGCGGTAGTGGACGAGCTAATAAAAGAGTACTCAGGGACACATAGGTATCAACGCTACATACTGGGCAACTGGGCAGTAGCCGAGGGGCTTGTGTATGATATGTTTTCGGAAGAAAGGCACGTTTGTAAGGCGGAGACTAGCGGGGAGATAATTGTTAGCTCCGATTTTGGCATGCAGAACGCCACCGTCTTCCTGGTCTGGCAAAAAAGAGCAGATACCGGTAACTGGCACTGTCTACGAGAGTATTATTACTCAGGCAGAGAAAACAACCGAATGAAACCGGTCAGCGAGCTAGTAAAAGGACTAGAGGACACGCTAAACGGACATAAAGATGATTTAGTCATTGTTGACCCATCCGCTGCCGCTCTCATCGTAGAGTTACGCAGTAGAGGACATAAGGTCAAAAAGGCGGATAACACTGTTAACGACGGAATAGCAGATGTTGAGACGATGTTGACACAAGACAAATTATCGTTTGACCCGTCTTGCACACACACGATTGAGGAGTTTGGTATCTATGCATGGGACCCAACAGCAGCTGACAAGGGAAGGGACGAAGTTATAAAACAGTCAGATCACGCGATGGATGCTATCAGGTATTTTGTAAAAACATTAAAACTCGTTAAGCGCAGCCGAACAAGACAATACAAATCAATTCTAGGGTGATAACAATGTATCTATCATATCAAGATTTTGTTGCCGCAAAAGACAAAGGGCAATTTATAAATCAGTTTATAAAATTTCACGAGAGTACAGGAGCATACAAAGAGGCATTAAAAGCGGACAAGTACGACGCACAGGAAAATGAGACTATCTTGCAATTTCAGCGTGTTTATTACACTCTGCTAGGTCAAAAAAAGATAGATAATTTTTCGTCTAACGCGCAGATATGCTCTAATTTCTTTCACAAATTAAATACACAGCGTTGTTCATACAGTCTAGGGAACGGTGTCTTTTTTAATGACATGAGTGTTAAAGACAAACTAGGCAAACAGTTCGACAGACGGATTAAAGAGGCGGCTTATAACGCATTAATTCACGGCCAGTCCTTCTTATTCTGGAATGTGGACCACGTGCACGAATTTCCTTTTACGCAGTTCGCCCCGATGTGGGACGAGGACACAGGGGAATTGATGGCAGGCATAAGATTCTGGCAACTGGACGAGCAGAAACAGTTTAAGGTTGTGCTGTACGAGGTGGATGGCTACACAACCTACAGTGCAGAGAGCAAGTTTGGAGAATTAAAGGAGACCGCTCCCAAACGGGCATACAGGCAGAGAGTTGAAGTTGCGAACAATCTGGAACCCGAAATCATCGGGGAAGAAAATTATAGTAGCCTCCCCATTGTGCCTATGTTTGGTAACAAAAGGCATATAAGCACCCTGAGGGGTATACAGTCGAAAATTGATGCCTACGACGCGGTGCAAAGTGGTTTTGCTAATGATTTAGACGACTGCGCACAGATGTATTGGCTCATTTCCAACGCTGACGGTATGACGGATGACGAACTGGCAGAGTTTAGGGACCGGCTCAAGTTTCAGCACATCGCAAAGGCTGAGGAAGGGCAGGTACAGGCATACACGCAAGAACCACCATATACCGCCAGAAAAGAGTTTCTTACGCAAATGCGGGCAGAGATTTATGAGGACTTCGGGGCGCTGGACGTACACGCCATAGCCGCCGGAGCAACAAACGATCATATCGATGCGGCATATCAGCCGTTAGATGACAACGCGGACGATTTTGAGTACTTCGTGGGTGACGCAATCGAGAAAATTCTGGAGCTTGCAGGGATTGATGACGAACCGCAATTTAAGCGGAACAGAATCAGTAACGAGAAAGAGCGTACAGATATGATTCTTGAGGCGGCAAATTATCTGGATGAAGAAACCATTCTGAAAAAATTACCGTTTGTCGCACCGGAGGAAGTGCCGTACATTTTGACAAAGCTGGACGAAGAATCATATAACCGCTACACGGAGCCGATTGAACCCGATACGCCGGAAGATAACCCGGAAGGGGATGAATAACCATGTATCCATCCGACAAGTGGACAGAGCAGGAGTTACAAAAGTTAGAAAAACGGCTAACAGACGTATATAAGCAGGCTGAAAAAGAGCTTGACATCAAAGCGAGAAACTATTTTAAACAGTTTTCCAGACGATACGCCAAAGAATATGCGGCATACCAGGCAGGGAAATACAGCAAAAAAGAGTTTGAAGCATGGCTGATGAATCAATATGGCAGAGGGCAGAGGTGGGAGGCGCTGCGCGAGGATATGGCGCGGAGACTGACGGAATCAAACCAGATTGCCGCGGCATACATCAACGAGAAGACCCCGCTTGTGATTGCCATTAATCATAACTTTGAGGCGTACATGATTAAATCTCTTGTGCCTGATAGACAGATAAAAGAGATTGGAGATATTGCATTTAATTTGGTTGATGAGCATACAGTTAAGCGGCTGACGGTCAGAAAACAAAAGATTCTTCCGCCCCGGAGGGTACTAAAAAGCAAGGATGTGCATTGGAATAAAAAGAAATTGCAAAACGCACTACTGCAAGGAATTTTACAGGGTGACAGTATAAAAAAACTCGCAGGGCGATTTCAGGACGTTACAGGAATGAATCATACTGCCGCAATTAGAAACGCCCGCACAGCGTTTACAGGAGCACAGAACGGAGGCAGGCAGGCGGCATACGAGGAAGCCTACCAGATGGGAATTGATGTAGTTAAGCATTGGACAGCGACAAAGGATTTGAGGACACGAGACAGCCACAGAGCATTAGACGGTGAGGAAGTACCGTTTAACATGGCGTACTCAAACGGTCTTATGTATCCAGGAGACCCAAGTGGAATCCCGGCGGAGGTTTATAACTGTCGATGTACGCAACGAACTGCACTACCCGCCGAACTGGCACAACCGCGAATGATACGTGTCAGAAACCCAGAGACAGGCAGAAACGAGATTGTGGAAGATATGACCTACCGCGAATGGTTGGCAACACAAAGGGGGCGAATATAATGGCGGATATTGATGTTGTGAGCCACGTGGACGAAGTAATTTTAAAGACCACCATGGCACTTGCAAGGGCGTTAGAACAGGCAGGAGCCGCCGCAGAGGGGCACGCAAAAGACCTTTGCCCGGTCGATACAGGCGCGTTGAGAAACAGTATTACGCACCAGACCGACTTAGAAAATCTCACAGAAATAATAGGCAGTAACGAAGAATATGCCGCCTATGTAGAACTGGGAACTGGCGTGTATTACAAGGGAGGGCGAAAGACCCCATGGACTTATCAGGACGATAAAGGACAGTGGCATATTACAAATGGTCAGAGAGCACAGCCGTATTTAAAACCAGCGGCGGCAAATTACGCAAAAGAATACACGGCAATCATTGCAAACGAATTAAAAGGAGCAATGGAATAATGGACAGATTATCTTTACTCGTCAAGGCGAGAGAAACGGCAGAGTATTTTACTAATAAAAAATTTAAATACTCTCAGGGCGTGGCGAATAGCTGGTCAGGCGCAAAGAAGAAAAAGGTAAGCAACTGCGCGTCGTTCGTGTGCTATTGCTTACAGCAGTTAGGAATCCTCAAGGCCGGGCAGATGTTTTACTGCAATAAAAGCGGAAACATCGTCTGGAAGGGAACAGGGACCAAGACAGCTATGTTAAAACACTACAAACTGATTACAGTCAACAAGTTGCCGCGGGATTATAAAAGTAAATTAAAGCCTGGAGACATTTGCTTTTACCGCCTGCATACTAATATTTTCGCAGGAATAAAAGAGAGTAATAAAATGGTGTGGTGGGATGCCGGAAAGGCTAGCACTAACACAGGAAAAGCAGGCGGAACATATAAAAAGATACACAGGATTATTAACAGCAACCAGAAAATTTTGTACGTGTTGAGATGGAAAGGGTGACAACATGAATTTTAGAGAAGCATGGGAATTAATGAGACAGGGCGCGGCGGTAAAGCTCCCATCTTGGGGCGGCTACTGGTGTTTGGACGAAAAAGGCGAAAGCATTGCTATACACACAAAGGATGGCAAGGTGCTAGACATCCGTGAGACGGATAAAATTAAATTCACCTTCGGCAACATTGCATCAGACGAATGGCAGATTGCAGACGAAAATAATTGTCCTCAACTTGGCGGCGAAGCTGAATTTAATTTTGGCGAAGCTATTAAATATTTAAAACGTGGTTTTAAAGTAGCAAGAAAAGGGTGGAACGGAAAAAGACAGTATATCCAGCTTGCAAGCGGGATTTCCTACAAAACACCTGCGGGAGATATTGTAAATTGCGAACATGATGCAATCGGAAACAAGGCAATCGCATTTGTCGGAACGTCAGGAGTACAGATGGGGTGGCTTGCTTCCCAGGCAGATATGCTTGCGGAAGACTGGGTGTTTGCAGAATAGGAGGATGTATGGCACGGAAGAAAATTATTGACGTGTCGGCATACAACGGCACAATCGACTGGAAAAAAGTAAAGAAATACGGTTGCGATGGTGCAATCATTAAGATTATCCGCAAGGATTTAGGCAAAGACAAGAAGTTTGAGGCAAACTACAAAAAATGTGAGGAGTTAGGTATCCCATGGGGCGTGTACAACTACACATACGCTACTACAGTGGCGAAAGCTAAGTCGGACATGGAGCTTGTGTGCGACATCCTCGACAAGGCCAGCAAGAAACATTTTAAATATGGCATTTGGTTTGACATCGAGGATAAAGTGCAGGCAAGGCTAAGTAAAGCAAAGATTGCTGAGATTATCAATGCGGCACAGACTGTCATTGAGTCGAGAGGCTATAAATCTGGTGTTTACACCGGGATGTCGTATTTTTCGGAGCATATTGATAAAAACAAAGTTAACTGTAAAAACTGGTGGATCGCACGTTATTACAAAGGATATAACCGAATGGCGTTTAAAGCGACACCAAACAAATCTTATAAGCCTACAAACGTGACCGATCTCATGGCATGGCAGTATACCAGCTCTGGTGTATTTCCGGCCAAGGTTTCGACCGGCAACGGCGGCAAGTTTGATTTAAATATTTTGTATCACGACTTCCCAGCGGTGGAGCAGAAGGAAGAAACAGCAAAAAAGGTTAAATACACCGGGGGATTCCCTAAATTGCCGCCACGCGGCTACTATACGTTTTTAGACGGTATTACAGTATTAAAAGGCACAAGAGGGGAAATTGAAAAATTGCAGAAGTTTTTAAACTGGGCTATCGGCTCAAAATTAGAGATTGACGGCAAGTATGGAGAGAAGACAGAAGACGCGGTAAGAATTTTCCAGTCGCGTTGTAACTTAAAAATTGATGGCAAGTTTGGGGCAAATTCCCTCAAGGCCGCAAAAACATTTAGAAAGTAATCACGAAGTACTGTGATTTACATATAAAGTCATTTAGGGGAAGAAATCCCTCGAAGAAAAGGAGTAATCAAATGGCATTAACAAGAGCTTTTTTAAAGAGCATGACACTTACCGATGAACAGATTTCCGCGATCATCGAAGAACATTCTGCAACCGTTACGGGTTTAAAAGGCGAGATCGCTAAATACAAAGAGGATGCGGAGAAAGTTCCAGAGCTCCAGAAGAAATTGGAGAACTACGAAAAGGATGATTGGAAAGGCAAGTACGAGAAGGAACACGCAGATTTTGAAGGCTACAGAGCCGAACAGGATAAAAAAGCATCCTACAATGCGAAAGAAGCCGCATACAAAAAGATGCTTGAGGACTCCGGCGTGTCTAGTAAAGTAATTAGACTTGCCCTGAAAGCGTCAAAAGAGACTATTGATAATTTAAAAATCGGAACTGACGGGAAAATTGAGAACGCAACAGAGGTAGAAAAAGGCATCAAAGAAGCGTATGCCGACTATATTACAACCGAAACGACTCAAGGCGCTAATGTATCGAACCCACCGGGAGGAGAACCGGGGAAAATGACCAAGAAAGAAATCATGGAAATTAAAGATGCGGGCGAACGTCAGAAAGCGATTGCGGAAAATCACGAACTTTTTGGATTTTGAAAGGAGTAGACAATGCCAGGAATAACCACTAGTACTGTATTAAATACAGATAGCACTCTCAAAGCGAGAGAAATTGATTTTGTAACAAGATTTGACAAAAATTGGGATGCATTAAGAACTATCTTAGGAATCTTTAAGCCTATCAGGAAAGAGCCGGGCACTAGCTTAGCGACATATGAAGCACAGATGAAAGATGAATCCTTACAGGGCGGCGCAAGTGTGGGCGAGGGAGAAGCAATCCCTTTTACACAGTTTAAGGTCGTAGAAAGCAAAAGAGAAGATATTGTCGTAGAAAAATACGCTAAATCTTTATCTCTTGAATCTGTGTCAAAATGGGGCGCAACAGTCGCAATTGAAAAGACAGATGATGCCTTTATGGTCGAGCTGCAGAACAAGGTTTTAAAAGACTTTTACACGTTTTTAAAAACAGGAACATTAAAGGGAACGCAGAAAAAATGGCAGAAAGCACTTGCAATCGCGAAAGGTGCTGTGCTTAACAAATTTGCGGGAATGAACAGAAATGTAACCGAAGTCGTAGGATTTGCAAACGTAATGGATTTTTACGATTGGTTAGGAGATAAAGAGATTACTGTGCAGACAATGTTTGGTTTACAGTATATCAAAGATTTCTTCGGCTTCTCCACATTGTTCCTACTCCCTGACGACTACATCCCGGCAAAAACTGTTATTGCAACACCTGTAGAAAATATTGACTTGTATTATATTGATCCCGGCGATAGTGATTTTAAAAAACTTGGCCTGGACTACACGACATCTGGCGAAACAAATCTGATTGGATTCCACGCAGGCGGAAACTACACAAACGCCACAGGCGAAACATACGCCATTATGGGCATGAAACTGTGGGCAGAATACCTTGACGGTGTTTGCGTAGTTACTGTCGGAACTACAGAAACTATTCCGACAGTAACAAGCACCGTTTCGGAAACAAGTTCGGACGGAAAATAAAAGGGGATGATTGAGTGCTTTATGAAATTATGAATCACATTCACAATTTCTTCCCGGTCAAAGGGGCGGCAATCACAGGCAAAATAACAATCGGGGAATGGCTTTTTGACACGCATACAGATGCAACGGCAGACACCAAAGACCTACGTTATTCTGGCACTGCGATTCGTCTCCCTTTGCAGGACGGGCAATACTATTTAATTAGCGGATCTATCTTTAATGACGGGGTTTATCAGTATCACAAGGGCGATACTGCCCCGTTGCAGGAAGAGACGTTTGACGGCGTAGTGGTTCCATTGGCTATTCCCAAACCGTTTTTATCACTGGTGGACGAAATCAGCGAGTGGCAGGCAAAAAATGGAAATTTAGGAGCGTATCAGTCAGAGTCATTTGGCGGCTATTCGTACAGCAGGGCAACAAATTCTAAAGGCGAGGCATACACGTGGCAGGATGCCTTTAGGGCACGTTTAAATCCGTGGAGGAAAATGGCATGAGTTTAATCAACGAATTCTTACAAGATTGCATACTCATGGATAAAAAGCGCACCTCTGACGGCGAAGGCGGATTTATTACCGAGTGGGTCGAGGGCGCTAAAATACAGGCGGCAATAGTCCGAGATACCTCTATGTCTGCCAGAGTGGCGGAAAAAGAGGGTGTAACAGCAACATATACAATCACTACAGCTAAAACAGTAAAACTAGGCTATCATGATGTATTAAAAACAAAAGACGGAAAAATTTTTAGAGTTACATCAAATGCGGGAGAAAAAGAAACTCCTGCATCATCCAATTTGGATATAGCACAGGTCATGGCGGAAAAGTGGGAGTTAACGTCATGACCCCAACAGCGGCACTATATCAATTTTGGTCATCCTTCGGCATAACTGCATATCCGTCTAACAGAGTGCCGGAGGACACAACATTTCCTTTTATCACATACGAACCAATTACAGCCAACTGGTGGACGGGCACAGCCGCCGCCAGCACTGTAAACGTATGGTACCACACAGAATCAGAGGCAATTCCGAACAAAAAGTCAAAAGAAATCAGCGACAGGTTGCAAGGAGGAACTACGGTCAAGTGCGATGATGGAATCATTTTTCTGTCGCAAGACCAGCCCTGGACTCCTTTAATCGATGAGGCTGACTCGTCAATAGTACGCAGATACACAGTAATAACTATGCAATTTATAACTATTTAACGAGGTGAGCAAATGAAGTATACGCAGGTACCTTCTGACCTTTTTAAAAAAATACAGATTAACGCCGGTATTATTGTATCAGCTTTTGAGCCAGAAACGGGCGCCATAACAGCAACTAACATCCTCATGGCAACCAGCGGCGGTTGTAGCTTTAGCGCAGAGCCATCCTTTACGGACTTCGGGGAAGATATTGATAATGTGCCTAAAAACACGATGGAACTCAAGAAAATCGAATCTATCGAAGTAAAATTATCAGGCACAGCCGTTACAATGGATACCGCACAGGCTAAAAGCTTTATGGCGGCGGCAGACGTAGCAGGAAACAAAGTAACCCCAAGGGCAGATTTAAAGGCAGAAGATTTTAAGGATATTTGGTGGATTGGCGACTATTCGGACGAAAATTCCGGGGATTCCGCCGGATTTATCGCAATCAAAATTATGAATGCACTCTCAACGGGCGGATTTAAGATTAAATCAGATGATAAATCCAAAGGAAATTTCGATTTCGAATACACAGGACATTACAGCATTAAGAACGCAGAGACAGTACCTTACGAGGTTTATATCAAAACAAGCGAAGCGGCGTAGGAGGTAAAGCATGAAATTATCAGAATTAACAGCAGAACAGGGTTTAGAAGCGATTGCGAACTCTCTTGAACATATCGGTAACATTGCAGACGATGATGATGCGCTCAGCCTGTGCCAGAAGCTTGTACCGCAGGAAGGGGAGAAATATATCAAAGTCTTTGCTAGGGGTGCTAAAACAGCCCCTAAGCTGTTGAAAACGCACAAAGATGATGTAATCGGGATTCTGGCGGCGTTTGAATTACAGACAGTTGAGGAATACAAGAAAACGCACAAATTAATGGATGTTATTAAAGGTATGGTTGACCTTGTCAACGAACCGGAGGTACGTCAGCTTTTTTTCTCAGCGCCAACAGGCGAAACCGGCGAACACTCTGGAGATGCGCAGGAGAATACAGAGGAAAAAGCGTAAAAGGCTTCCTGCTGTATGTCAAAGCTAAGATTTTAGACGATACAGAGGAATTAATTTACAAGCGATACATGGCCGATGGGCTGAAATATGTAACCGAAAGCATTTCGCAGGCGTTCGGTGGGAAATATCTCTCTGTATCATTTTTTGATTTGATTAATAGCGATAAAAAGCAAACAGTAACAAAGACTGGCGAAGAAATAGCCGCGGACGTCATTAAAAAAGCCGGATTGGTGGTGATGGATAGTTGAATGTAATGGAGTTGTTTGTCACTCTGGCAATCAAAGACACCGCATATAAGCAGGGGCTGAAAGATGCAGAAGGTAACGCCAGCTCGTCCACATCAAAAATCGGCAGGGCATTTAAAGCGGTCGGGAAAGTAGCTAAAACAGCTATGGTGGCTGGTTCTGCCGCCGCCGTTGCATTTACAAAAACGTCAATAGATTCCGGGATGAATTTTGATACTGCAATGTCTCAGGTAGCAGCTACTATGGGAACAACCGTAGACAAAATAGGGAACGTAAAAGTCAAGGCTGAGGAAATGGGGCGCACAACAAAGTACACCGCAACGGAAGCGGCCAAAGGCATGAACATTCTTGCCCAAGCTGGCTTGTCGGCGGATGAGCAGATTAGCGGCATCGGAACAGTACTTAACCTTGCCTCTGCCGGTGCTATGAGTCTAGAAGAATCGGCATCATATACCGCCGGAGCTGTAAAAGGCTTTGGCGACTCGATGAGTAACGCATCTTATTACGCCGATTTAATGGCAAAGGGTGCTACTCTTGCTAATACGGATGTAAGAGGACTTGGAGAGGCTTTTTCCGGCTCTGCCGCTACAGCAAAAAACTACGGTCAATCGGCGGACAGCGTCACGCTTTCCTTGCTCCGCTTGGCAGAGCAGAACGTAACAGGCTCTGAGGCGTCTACAGCTTTAAACAGGGCCATGGCGGACTTATATACTCCGACTGATGCTGCATCAAAGGCCTTAGACCAGTTGGGGGTATCCGCATATAAATCAAACGGCGAAGCAAAGGATTTTAACGACCTCGTAGACGAGCTTAATGGCTCTTTGCAGGGTATGACAGCGGAACAAAAAAACAATGCCCTTGCAACGATTTTTACAACGCAAGGCTTGCAGGCATTTAACAAAATGACCGCATCAAGTGATGAGACTGTACAAAAATTTTGGAAAGGAATACAGGATTCTTCCGGCTCCGCGGCAAAACAGGCAGCTACGCAGTTAGATAACTTGCATGGCGACATAACCTTGCTATCTAGCGCCACAGAAGGCCTGCAACTTGCTTTTTACAATACTTTTTCGGGTACTATCCGTGATGTCGTCAAAGGTATAACAAAAGAGGTTAGTGGATTAGCTGAGGCGATGGAATCCGGAGGCATAAGTGGCGCCCTTTCCAAACTGGCGCAAGATGCAATCAATTTTAGTGGCCAGTTGCCGGGGTTGACAAAAATCGGCGGTGACCTCATAAATGGTTTAATTTCGAGCGTTGCTCAAAATTCTGGCAGTATTACAACTGCTGTCAGTCAACTCTTAAGCAATCTTGCCTCTACGATTTCTACGGGACTAAACGTATTTACATCGGTCGGAGTTAATTTGCTGACGACTATCGCTAGCGGCATGGCTCAGGGCATCCCAAGCTTTTTGGGGCAGGCGTTGCCGATGTTGACACAATTTACAGAGTCATTGAGGAACAACGCAGGCAAATTGATAAATGCAGGCCTGACACTTATCCAGAATATCGCTCAGGGATTGATTAATTCCATACCTGTACTGATTGCATATGTGCCTACGATCATAACAAATTTAGCCGGTATCATTAACGACAATGCACCGAAAATCCTTGCAACAGGAGTAACAATCATAACAAATTTAGCAATTGGCTTAGTTCGTTCTATTCCATTATTGATTGCCAATTTGCCGAAAATTATCACAGCAATCGTAAGCGTATTTACAGCGTTTAACTGGTTTTCGCTTGGTAAAAACATTGTTACCGGCATAATAAAAGGGGTCAAAAATCTCCCTTCTCTTTTAAAGGGTGCCGCTAAAAATGCTGTAAACGGATTCAAGGGAGCATTTAAGGGAAATGGTATTTTATCGGCTGTAAAAGGAGCATTTACTAAGATACCATCGGCTGTTAAAAGTATCTTTACTAAGGCAGTATCCTTTGTAAAAACCTTCCCTGGACGATTTAAGAGAGCATTAAAGTTTAGTTGGTCTCTACCACATCTGAAATTGCCACATCTGAGTGTTTCTGGCGGAAAGGCTCCATTTGGCATCGGCGGCAAAGGCTCTCTGCCATCATTCCACATTAGCTGGTATAAAAAGGCTATGGAAAGTCCATATATATTTTCTGATACCACATTGTTTGGAGCAGGAGAATCGGGAGACGAGATGCTGTACGGTCGTAGCAGACTGATGAGTGATATTAAAGAGGCAACGCAGGGAACGAAAAATGATGTAACTATTAACGTAACTGTAAACGGTGCAGATAACCCAGAAGAATGGGGAAGAAGAATGGCAAATGAGCTTAGAAGGCAGGTGAAAATGGCATAATGTCGAAGAAAAAGAAAAAGTCTGCTGCTCCCAGCGGTTTGTCTATATCGAGAGACAATTTAAAATTTACAATATCTTGGAAAATACCGGCGAAAAAATATGAGGATGGACAGTGGCTATGGTATCGTATACATACAAAAAACGCCGGTGCTTCTAAATGGGATTGGACAAAGTGGAAGAAAATAAATGTGGGAAAATCAGCAACTAAAAAAACGGTAGCACTTAATGCAGAAAATTATTATCCCGTCTCATCAAAGCTATTAAATGCAATAGAATTTAAGGTAAAAGGTAAAACAAAAAGCGATAAAAAACACACATATACAGCCGCATCCTCCACAAAGACGTTTACCATTTATGCACCAAATACCCCTTCTGTTTCTTATTCCCTTGATGATACCGGTGCAAATAAAGGCACGTTTACCTGGAACACCTCATATGAGGCGAATGATGCAAGGCATTTTGCAAGGACACAGGTACAGACCGCATTAATGATAAACTATAAGGGCGCCATTGCAAAGGCTCGTTTTTCTAATTCGTCCTACACGGGAGCGTCTGGCACATGGACGATAACAGAAGATGGTTCCCCGACACAAAACAAGACATTTTGTCGTATTGTAAGGGTAAAATCAAGAGGATGTGCCGGAGATTCCGGTTGGAGCTATGCCTACCATTATTACAGTATCCCAGAGCGCCCAAGCATACAGAGCACAGGGAGCAAAGAGATAGGCTCTTCTAGTCGGTATGTGTGGGCAAACTGGGTGCAGGCATCACCACAAGACCGCCCCGTGGATTCCATGGAACTGCAATATGCCATAGACACGCCAGAAAGCGGAGAGAGGTATACTGGCACATCATGGAGTACAGGAGTAACTGTTGCGTACCATGATTATACGGTGTCAGCAGATTTCAACACGGACGACGGCATAGCGGAAGACCAGATTATGTGGACAAGGGTGCAAAGTACGCACGATAAAAAATATGCATATTCTGAGTCACGAGTAGCGGCGCGAGGGGCTTTAAAATCCCCGTCATTTGATACGGTATCGGCAACAGGAACAACACTTACTATCAATAGCGTTGAACGCAACACGGAAGTTCCTGACGCTAAAACAGCCGTCTGGATGAAAATAGACAACGAGGAAAAAGGTATTATTGCGGTCACCGACAAAGAGGGTACAATCACAGTTACGTGTCCGGACGTTTCCGGCGGCGCTGAATACCAGATTGCCCTCAAGAATTTTACCGGAACTTCTACACCTCAGAATGGAGCGTCTGGCATCACCTACAAACTTATCCCCCTCATGCAGTCAGGGTGGATTTACTCAGAGACAAGAAAAATCGCAGTCCCACCGAAAAATATAACTGCAACGGCGGTAGCATCCGATACCGTAGAATTAACGTGGGATTGGTCGTGGAAAAATGCGGATGCGGCTACCGTTGCGTGGGCAGATCACGAGGATGCATGGATTAGTACGGAAGCCCCAACTACTTATGACGTGGAGGACAGGGAAACAACGTGGCACATCGGCTCTCTGGAATCGGCAAAAACATATTATTTCCGCGTAAGATTGCGTGATACGTCCGGGGATGAGGAGGTGTTGTCTCCTTGGTCTGATACGGTTTCTGTATCTCTGAGCGAGACACCAACGACTCCTACGCTTGCAACAACGGAAAATTATCTTGCCCTGGACGATACAGTTATTTGTAGTGTTGGCTACACCGGAAACAGCAAAGCGAGCATAAAAATAGCGGAAGCGGTTAACGATGAGCCGGTTAAAGGCAAAGATGGAAACGTCGTTGTTTTAATGATGTCTTCCGGTATGGAGACATTATCGGAAACGATTGAAAACATTAATAAAATCTATACTGCAAATGGTCTTTTGGGCAATTTGTGGAATGTAGGAGAAATACATTATTTAAAAGCAATGGTTACAGCGCAGGGAGGCAAGGAAGGTGCATGGTCAGATTCTGTGGCTGTTGAAATTGTTGCAAAACCTGCGATAAACAGCGTGACAACAAATCTTGTTTCGGAATCAACTGCATATAATTCTGGCGATGTTACCACGGAAACGAGCGACCAGACAGTACCAGAATCATCGGAAGGTACAACAAATTATTTAGAGCAGCTACCATTGACAATAGCCCCTTCCTTCGGGGATTCTGCTGGCACAGCAAAAGTAACGATTGTCAGGGACGAGGATTATTATATTCTGCGCCCGGACGGATTAAAGGAACAGCATTTTTCCGGCGAAATTATTGCCAGTTTTACCGGTAGCGAAACAGATAACTACAGTATTGCCTTGGGCGACCTGATCGGGCAGATGGATGACGGTGCAAGGTACAGCATACAGATTGCATTTACAGATATTTATGACCATGTGGCAGAAAAAAAGATACCGTTTGTTGTACGGTGGAAACACCAGCCGGAGGTACCAACGGCCACTGTAAATACGATTGCAGACAACAAAACAGCAAGTATTGTTGTTGCTAAACCAGCCACATATGCTGATGGGGATACATTCGACTTGTATCGGATGAGTGTAGACAGAGCAGAATTGATTCTGGAAAATGGGGTTTATGGACAGAAATATGTTGACCCATACCCGGCGTTAAATAAGTACGGCGGCATACTGGTTGTAAATAAAACCGCCAACGGTGACTATATAACGTCAGATAGTTCGTTTGCATGGTTATATAGCGACTTTTCCATCGAATATAAGAAAGCAATCATTGATTTTGACGGAGAATCTATCGAAATCCAGTACAATATTGACTGTGATAACTCATGGGATAAAGATTTCGAGAGGACAGTTTATCTTGGTGGCTCCGTACAAGGTGACTGGAATCCTGCAGTCACTCGTGATTTAAAAATTGATGCAGTAAGTATATCGCTAACAGAACCAACGATGATTGAGCAAATGAGGCGACTTGCAACGTATCCTGGAATATGTCATGTTAGGACACCGGACGGCTCGTCATTTTCCTGCGATATACAGGTATCGGAGAAAAAAGACCACGACAATAAAATGCGAACAGATTTCTCCCTGACGATAAAAAAAGTGGATTCGGAAGAGCTGGATGCCGTGACGGAAGAACAGTGGATCGCAGAGCATCCTAATGAGGTGACGTGATGGATTGGAGCAAAGGATTTTCAGCAAGATATATTTTAACAACAGTTGACCCCAAGACGTGGACAGACCGTCAAGAATTTGAATTTACTGAGGGAAGTATTGACCGAGACAGCACGTCAGATTTAAGGGAATCTGCCTCCGTCACAATGACAGAAAAGATAACAGATAGTGAGTGCTGGGTCCGTATTTACCTGCAAGCCAAGCAGGGAGGGTCGGGAGCAAAAGTAGCACTATTTACTGGCCTGACTGCCTTCCCGGAAAGAAAGCTTGATGGTGCGAGAGAGACTTACAATATCGACTGCTATTCCGTTCTCAAACCGGCAGATGATGTGATCCTGCCGCGTGGTTATTATGCACCAGCCGGTAGCGGAGCAAAACAGATTAAAAATTTGCTTAATGATTGTATCCCTGCCCCCGTGTATGTCGAGGGAACATCGCCTATTACCACGGACAATATTGTTGCTGAGGACGGAGAAACAAGGCTCACAATGGCATTACACATATTAGATTCTATTGGCTGGCGGATGCGAATACTTGGCGATGGAAGCATTGTTATCTGCGCAAATGATAATAATAGTAGTCTTACAGTAGGAATTAACGCAAACGACATAATAGAGTGCGATGTAACAGACGCATTTAATTGGTATGACACACCAAACTGTTTTATGGCAATACATGACGATTACGGCGCAGCCATCGCGCGGGACGACAGTCCGGACAGCTATCTATCAACCGTCAGTCGGGGTAGGGAAGTGTGGAAATCGGAAACAGGCGTTGAATTATCCTCTGGGGAAAACATAGCGGCATACGCCGTTAGAAAGCTAAAAGAATTGCAGAACCCTGCCAGAACGATACAGTACAGTCGGCGATTTTTCGAGGACGTTCTTTTAGGAGATGTGATCTTTCTGAATTATCCGAGACATGGTCTTACCGGAAAATTCAGAATAATATCACAAACCTTGTCGCTTGAACATGGATGCCGGACAAAGGAAGAGGTAGAGAGCATTGAATGATTTCATAAAAGAGATTGCCTCGGCAATGAAAGAAAGCAAAACAAAGCCTTACGACACGGTTGCAAAAGTCATTCGCGTTGACGAAAAAACGGCATATGTCCATATTGACGGTGGAGCAGATGAAACCCCCGCACAGATGGCGATTAATTGCAAGACAGGTGACACAGTAAAAATCCGTGTCAGTGGCGGAAAAGCATGGTTAACAGGAAACATTACAGCACCACCCACGGATGACTCTGTTGCAATTAAAGCGAATAAGACAGCTACTAAGGTAAAGAAATCGTACGAGAACTTTAAAGATGTTACTGAGGAAAACTTTATCAGTCAGGAAGGTAAGATATCGGAGGCTGCTAAAGTTGCAACTAACTTCATGAAATATATCGAAGGACTTGGATTAGTTGTCGGTGATATGCGAGGAAATACGCTTGGACAGAACGCGTTACTTGACGCAAATGGAATGTGTGTACGCAACAATAACAGCGAAATTGTACGATTTGGAATTACAGATATTAAAGTAGTGAATGAAGACGGAGACCCTGTTTATAGTGGCGCTGGCTCGGTCGTAAAGTCACAAAACAACATTGTTGTATCAACACAGCAAACAAAAGATGCAAATGATACTAATGTCGGTGGTAAAGCTGCGCTTGAATTATATTATGATAGTGCAAAAGATAATATGAGTCTCTCATTATCTGTAAAAAGTGGAACATCCTATACTGATTTGTACGAAAGCATTGGAAATGGGATATATGCTGATAAATCTAATACAAAGATTGTGTCTTCAGACTTAATAAAGTTGGATGCAGGGAGAATATATTTATCTACCTATTTAGGGACTTGGAGACCATATTTTTGTGCTGGCGATTCTATCAGTGCAAATTTTGGCACTGCTGGATATATTACGAATTCCAGTAAGGAGGTCATTTTTATAATTCCATTATCAAGACCAATAATTGGGAACCCAACGGTAACAGTAACAAGTGTCGAAGGACTTATGGTTCGACAAAATAACAAGTATTTGTATGGTGGCTCGTCAACAAAATATGTAAAACCCAGCAAATATACTGTGCGCTCAACACTTGACGGAAGCTGCGTCCATGTAACTGCAACAATGCGAAATACTACAGATGTTACAAACAATAGTCCTTGCGGCATCTGGGCTAATATTAAGATAACATTCTCATAGGAGGAATAAAATTGGCTTTAAAAAAAGAAATCCGTCAAAGCGATGGCGTAGTTACTAATTATCACAGAATCTTATATATTCAGTCTACAATCAACAGCCATGAGTCAATAGCTGTAGTATCTTATGTAGATGAGATTGGTAGAACTATGGAAAACAACGGCGATAGACCGTATAGAGCCGCTGTTACATATGAGAAAGACTATGAAGAGAATATGACTATTGAAGATGCTTATAAGTATCTCAAAACACTTTCGGAGTACGAAGATGCAGAGGATATCTGATACAATTTATGCATAAGGAGGCGAAAACATGATAGCTAGTGGAACAATAATTATTGATGGGCAGACATACCGCAAAGGAGATGTTATACACGATTTAGGCGGCTGGGATTGCATAGATACGGACGGAAGCAAGCGATATTACTGGGGGAAGTCTTCCGAAGTAGATAAATTGCCTCATTATGTTGCAAGTGGTTCGACAGCGTTATGCGTAGACACAGGGGAATTATATGGCTTTTATGCCCCTGATAGCAAGTGGTTTTTACTTTGGGGAGGTGTAGGACATGAGAAAAAGTGGTTTAACGGGAGATGAGGCGTATGCACTCTCGAAACATGGGAAAACAACAGAAGACCTTGGCCCACTAAAAAAAGAAATTGGTAAGCTAAAGGAAGATTTAGGGAATATCAATGAGATTGTTGTTCCAACTGAAAAAGTTACTTATACAGAAAGAACAGGTCATTTTATCTCGAAGGATGGCGGAGTTAATTCGAGTCAGACAGATTTTCATAGAACAGAACCGATATTTGTTAATGCCGCAAAAAAAAGTTATATTGAATTTTAGTTACTCAAATAGTTACGTTTCATCTGTTGCTTTTTTTAAAGGTAATAACGTTTATAATAAAGCTAATTTTATCAGTGGATTAACTGATGTATCGGTTGGAGCGTACGATATTCCGCGTTATACAACATTTATTATTCTTTCTGCATCAACAAAAATAAAATTCGGTAATGTTTTTTTGCAAGAAGACACAATTTCAAATATTAACGAGGAATTAATTGATAATGTATATTTTCCAGCTCAAATGGAATTGGGAGATGTTTATGTAACTCCTACTTCTATTGAATATAGAGATTCTATAAAACGTGTAAGGACACCAGCGCAACATACAATCACATTATCCAAAGGTGATATTGTTAAATTATCAGATTACTCTATGGCTACTTATTATATTATAAGAAAAATTAGCGATAACGAATTTGAGTATTATGGGTGGTTAACAACAGACCACGTTGTGAAAACGTCGGGAGAATATATTATTCTCATTAAAAATTTAGAGGAAAAGGAACAAGCAAGTCCAATTGAGCTATCTTCACTGCTAATTATAAATAAAAAATTTAATGCTTTGGAATATTGTTCAAGAAAAGAAGTAATTGATAATATAAATAATGTTAAAGGGTG